AATCCTTCACTTTTCTGTAAAATACAAATTAAACCTATTAAAAATAATATTATTTTTATATTTTTTTTTATATTATAACATGGATGAAATATGATTATTCCTAGAAAGAATATTAAAACTAATCTATTCATATATATATATATATATATATATATATATTAAAATATTTAAAATAATGCTATTATCGTTTATAAAAGTACTTCCGTGAGCCTTACCCCTAAGCTAAACACTTTTTAAAATTTAGTCGAGCCCGCCATCTCCATGCAATCCTCCACCTTCAGCTCCTCTACCTTCAGCCCTTAGACCTTTTTTAAAGTAAATATGTGGAAAAAACCTTGGTGTATTTATATCGTGCCCTGTCGAAGAAAAAATCAGCGTTGAATCTCCTTTTTTAATATCGACTGGTTGTGCACTAGCAGAATTTAATACAGTTCTTCCGACACTATTTTGTATTAAAGCATAATTATTACCCATATCTGTTATATCTTTATGACAAAATGTTGCCCAACGGCTATCTAATTTATTATTATATTTATACTTTCCAATATAAGCACTTCCAAATTCACCATAATCAGTCGCAATAATAGTTTTTCCTTTTATATCACCGTCTTTTATTGTAACTGCTTTTGTCTCGTCATCATTAGTTAATATATTAACATATTTATCTTTTTTGGCATTTAAATTAAGAGTACCATCATTTTTTTGCGATAATGCGTAATTATTTCCATCTTGTGGTAAATCTTTGTGTTGAACAGCTATCCAGTTGCTCCCAGTAGTTTTTTTATAAGGTCCAATATAAGCATTACCAAATTCACCATAATCACCCGCTTTTATATAACCACTTGCTTCTAAATTATTAACTTTTAAAACACCTGTAGACGAATTATATAAACTCGCCATATTTTGCAATGCTTCCGCATCTATATTACCGAATCCTTCACTTTTCTGTAAAATACAAATTAAGCCTATTAAAAATAATATTATTTTTATATTTTTTTTTATATTATAACATGGATGAAATATGATTATTCCAAGAAAGAATATTAAAACCAATCTATTCATATATATATATATATATATATATAAATAAATTTATTGATATAAAGATTTATTAAACAAATATTAATAAAATATGAGTATATTTAATAATTCTAATCCTTGTAAAACAAGAACTGCTATAGCAATAGCTGGTAGTGTAGACTCTGGAAAATCTACATTTATTGGAGTTACTACAAAAAATATATTAGATAACGGTAATGGACTTGCTAGACAAAAAGTAGCAGTTCATCCTCATGAAATTAATTCAGGACAAACTTCTGATATCTCAACAAGAATATTAGATAGTAAAAATGGAAATGGGATAACTTTTATTGATCTATGTGGTCATGAAAAATATTTGAAAACTACTGCTAGAGGTATTGCAGGATATTTTCCTGATTATGGATGTATTGTAGTTTCCCCACAAAGAGGAGTTTTACCAATGACAATACAGCATTATAAAATGTTAATATCACATAATATTCCAATTTTTATTATTATAACACGGATTGATAATTCTATGGAAAAATCGTATCAAGATTTAATTACTAGTTTAAAAAAAATGTGTACAAAATTAGGAGGACAAAAAATAGATCTTATTAATACGTATTCAGATTATCAGAAATATAAAAATATGAAAAATGATTTTATAGATAATACTAATTCCAAAAAAAATCAAGATATGGATAATATAAAAATTAATATTGAGAAAAATAAACAGGGAAAACAAATTGTTGTACCAGTTATTTGTATTTCAAACGTAGATGGGTATTATTTAGATGTAATGAAAAATGTAATTAATGATTTAAAACCAAGAAACTTGTGGGAACAAACGAATGAAAATAATAGAATAATAAAAGTATTTCAAAATAGATTAGGATTAAAAAATTTAAATCTAAAAGAAGATTTTGATGGTAGTTTATTTTATGTAGACAATGCTTTTAATCCTGTTGGTGTTGGATTTGTTGTATCAGGAATATTAAGAGGAAATAAAATAAAGAATGATGATACACTATATTTAGGTCCATTCGGAAAAGAATTTATTACAGTTAAAATAAAAACTATTCATAATAATAATAGACAATTTATAAATAATTTAGAAGAACACGATAGAGGATGTTTGGCACTAAATATTAAAAATAAAAAGACTTTTAATTTAAAGAAAAAATTTTTAAAAAGAGGGGTAGTTCTCGTATCAGAAAAACTTAAAAAGTTCATATGTTATAAATTTAAAGCAGCAATTTATGTATTTACAGACAAGTCAATATCAATAAAACCAGGATATTCTCCTGTTATACACTTGGGAAACATAGAACAAACTGTTCGTGTTCTAAAAGATGAAACATTTGAAGAAGCATCTTTTGATAATACTCATACAAAAGTTTCAAAAAAAATTCTTGGACCAGGGTCAATAGATACAATGTGGTTTAAATTTAAAGCACAACCTGAATTTGTTGAGAAAGGTAGTTTATTTACATTTAGAAGTGGTAATATACATGGTGTTGGATGGATTATAGATTCTTTACCTGTTGAAAAAGATCCAAATGCATTACCAGACAGAGTAAAGAAACGTTATTCTAAGAAATAGATTTATATATTCTTAATGAAGAAAAGTTACTTAATTAACTATCAACAAAAACTTCTACATGCGCTTCTCCTCCAATTGCTAAATTATCCGTATGGTCATCGTGGTTACAATTACTATTTTTTAGTTTTATTGGACCAGATGACCTGGAACACGTACCTGATAAAGTTAAATATTTAGCGTGAATATCCCCAGATCCCCCATTATCATTAGTACTAACTTTAACAATTTGCCCTGTTTTGGAGTTTATTATAGTTTGACCTTCGGAATTTTGCTGTAATGCATAATCTCCTGCACCCTCTTTATTATCTTTATGAGAAAAAGTTGCCCAGGTTGAATCTGTTGTTTTAAATTTTCCTATATATGCATTACCAAATTCACCATAACCAGTTGCGGTAATATTTCCTGTTGCGGTAACATTACCATCTTTTAGTGTAACTTCTTTTACCCCATTATCATTAGTTCTAATTTGAACAGGTTGATTCGTTACAGAGTTTACTACAGTTCTACCTAAGGCATTTTGCTGTAATGCAAAATCTCCGCCACCCTCTTTATGATCTTTATGAGAAAAAGTTGCCCATTTAGAGTCTGTTGTTTTCCATTTTCCTATATATGCATTACCAAATTCACCATAACCTGCTGCGGTAATATTACCACTCGCTTCAATATTATTAACTTTTAAAATACCTGTAGAAGAGTTATATAAACTTGCCATATTTTGCAATGCTTCGGCATCTATATTCCCAAATCCTTCATTATTTTTTAAAAATAAAATAAGTAATAGTAAATATATAATTATTTTTTTCTTTATATTTAATTGATGAATTGGAACAAAAATTAATATTCCTAAAATTACAAATATATTTAAGTTCATTTATATATATATATATATATATATAAAAATTGAAAATAAATTATTTAATATTTGTAATAATAAAAATAAATATACGTGATAAATGACTATTTTAGTCACAACACGATTTGTTCCTATTAAGGATCATAGAAAAGGAGTATATCATGATAAATGTGATAAAAAGACAACAGTTAAAGAATTTATGAAACAATATTTTGATATAGATAATTATTTTTATGATCCTTGTGAATGTTGTAAAGGTAAAAAATTAAAATATATTACTGAAGATAATGAAAGAATATATGATGAATTCTTAATAAAAGATTGGGCAAAAGATAATAAATTAACAATATATATGATATGTGAAAAGTATGAAAGTATTAAAATAAATATACATATAAAATATAATTCAAAAAATTACAATATTCCACTTATTTATACAAAAGATAATTATTTAGATAATTTCTATGTTGATTATTTAAAATACAAAATTATAGATTTAATACAAATTAAAAAGCATGAATTATTTTGTATAAAAGACTTTGGAAAACATTCATATTATCCGACAAATAATACACATTTATCAGAACTAGTTGATGAAAAAAATATTATAAATTTAGAATGTATATTTGTGAGTATAGGTAAAATTCCAAAAAAAAAATTACCAAATACTTTAAATTCAAAAGAATTAATAGATTTTTGTAAATCACAAGAAAAATTACTTCATAAACAACCTACATATATACCTGTAAAAAGTCCAACAAAATATTATAAAAAAAAAGAAATTGATCCTATTAAGGAATTGCAAAATGAATTTACTTCTTTTGAATTATTAATTGATGCTTTTAAGGAACAAATTAAAATAGGTAAACTAAAATATTTCAAAATAAAAATTAAAAATTGATATTATTTTTTTAGGAATTTAAATATTTTAAATATATAACTATATATTTAATGTAATGCATTATACAAATGAACAATTATTATATATAAATTATGATGGTTCAGAACATACTAAATTATTGGCATGTGCTGGATCAGGAAAAACAAGATGTATAATATCAAGAATGAATAATTTAATAAAAAAAAAAATTTATAAACCATCTCAATTATTAATGTTAACTTTTTCACGATTCACAAGAGATGATTTTATAAAAAAAATTAATCAAGAAAAAGATAGTCAAATTGATTTATCCTCAATAAAAACTATTGATAGTTTTGCAAAATATTTAATTGATGAAGACAATAAAGTAGATGTATCATTATTATCATTTAAATTTATGAAATATTTACAAGATTCACCTCTTGAAGAATTAATTAAAAATGAAAAATTATCAAAAATAAAAATTATATTTGTTGATGAATCTCAAGATTTAAATGAAATACAATATAATATTTTTACAAGTTTGAAAAATAAATTAAAGATTAATATTAATTTAATTGGGGATCCAAATCAAAATATATTTCAATTTAGAAAATCAAGTGAAAAATATTTATCTAATTTTAATTCAAAAGTATTTAAATTAACTCATAATTTTAGATCCAAAAAACCAATAATAGAATTTTCAAAGTATTTGAGACCATTTACAGATTTAGATATTGTATGTACACAGGGTGATAATAATAAATTACCAATTATGACAATGACTAAAACTGATTTTTATTTTGCAACTAATTTAATAGAATTTATAAATTTGTATAAAAATAATTTAGGAGCAGATTTATCAGAAATTGCTATTTTAGCACCTACTAGAGGACGAATGACAGGGTCTGGTAAATCATATGGATTATGTTTAATAAGTAATATATTGTATAAAAATAAAATAAAATTTAAACAATTTTATGAAGAATCCAATGAAGAATTTGGTGGAAATATACAATATAAACCTAAAAAAGGATATATAAATGTTTTAACTTATATGGGTTCAAAAGGACTTGAATGGAAATATGTTATTGTAGTCGATGCTGATACTTGTTTAATTAATAAAAGATATTTTGATGAACAAAAAAATTTAAATGATAGGTACTTATTATATGTTGCATGTTCTCGAGCAATAGATCATATGATAATATTTTCTAAATATGATGATAAACATTCAAAAACAAATATATGGTTTAAATTAATACCAGAAGAAAATTATATAGTTGCTGACACTATTAAAGATAAATTTAAATTTAAAGAATTAGAATATTTTAATTATGGAACAAGTGAATATAGAATAACAAAAATAATAGATCAATTTGATGAATATACTTTAGATAATCTATCAAAATTAATAAATTATGAAAATAAAAATATAATTAAAAAAAAAATTATATTTAAAAAAAAATATAAACATTTAGATAACAGTGTGGCTACATTTTTAGGAAAATATGTAGAATTATATTTTAATTCTCTATATAGAATAAAATTTAATTTGGAAAAGAAACCTTTTACTGATCTGGAAAATATTATTGATTCTATTATTGATAAAAGATATATAATTTCAAATGTTCCTAATTATATTTCGGATTGGTTTTATAATAATAAAAATTATTTGACATGGAATAATTTTGATAATGATGATTCGATTGATGATAAAATTAAAAATATAGTTAATAGACGTTTTGAAAGAACTAAAGAATTAAATGAGTATACTATTATTAATGATGATTATTACTTAGAATATATATTAACAAAACAATTATGGATAAGATCAGTTTATGAAAAATATATGGATTGTGAAGATTCTGAAAAATTAAAAAAATATGTTTTTGATATTCTTATAATCTTACACTCAATTGAAACACAACATTATTTCCATATACAAAACAAAGGAAAAAAATTTACAAAAATTCTAAATTTATATAATGAATTATTTGATGAAATTAAAGACTTTGTTAATAAAATTCCTTTTGAATTAAAAGATCATAATATACCAATATGTGGATCTAATATAGAAATTAATGAAAATAAATTAAAACTACGAGGTGAAATAGATATACTTGATACAAAAAATAATATTTGGGAAATAAAATGCACAGGGGATTTAACTTTAAAGCATTTTTTACAAGTATTAATGTATAATATAATCTATCATGATTTATTAAATAAATATATAGATAAAAAAATAATAATAAAATTAAATTTTATAAATTTATTAGTAGGTGAAATTAGTAAATATAAAATAAAATTATCTAAAAAAAAAATAATAAAAATTTTAAATATTTTTTTACAAAAATAAATATTAATTAATTAATTCTGACAAATTAATTGTTGTTGGAATTCTCATTGAGCAACATATACTATCTTTATCAACAAGACTTGATAATAATTTTCTCTTTTCTTCATTAAATTTATCATGATCTGTAAATTGAGGGGACGAAATCATATCATCGTCTATTTTATATTTTTGACATATTTTTTTTAATCCTTCGAAATATATAACTTCTTTATTACCTAATAGTTCACCACATGTTGGACAAATAATATATAACATTCTATATTAATAAATAATTATATTTATTTTTTTATATAATTATTAATATTTAATTCAATTTTTATATAAATATATACTATAATATAAATGACTGATCCAAAAACTTATTTTGAATTATATGAAAATATTGTATCACATGACCTTAGTGATAATAAAGGTTTATGGAAAAAAGATGTAGATTCTGGAAAAGAAAATTTTGCAAAATTCATTAACTCATGTATTGAATTCAACACATCATGTTCAAATTCTAAAAATGAAGATATAAAAAAATTCAAAATTGTATGGGTGTGGCATAGTGATAATATAAAATATTTGATGGAAAATTTTAATGTTGACTCTGGACAAAAATTTGAAAAGATAAAAGGACTTAATTCAATTTATGTTAACAAATCAGACAACGATTCTACTAAATTTAAATTTAATATATTAGAATTATTAAAAAGCGATAGTAAAACTGCATTTAGAAAAGATAATAAATCACAAAATTCATCAGATGGAAAACTTATGAATGGATTATTAATAATTCGTCATGGAAAAAGTACTCATAATTTAATAGATAGTATTTTTAAAGGGAATGATAATAAAAAGTTTCCTAAATTTACAACTGATGGAACTAAAAAATATAACCTTCATCATTTAATTTTAGATTCAGATTGTATAGATGATGAAAAAGAAAAAAGTTTAAAGTTTTGTCATTGTGATAAAAGAGATAATCCAATTGAATTATCTAAAGAAACTTTATTTTTTACAACGAAATTAAAAAGAACAGTTGATACATGTGAAATTTTTAGGACAATTATGTTAAATAATCCATCTGTAAATAGTTTTAGTCCTGTTAAAGAATGTATAAAACAAATATTACCTGCAGAATATTCTTCATATTCAAAAGGTGATGGTGATTTAGATAATAAACCTATGATAAATACTTTATCATCTAATAAATTAGTTTTCCAAAATGTAGAAGAATCAGATAAAGATAAAATTATAAAACAATTTGAAAATTTAAAATTAATATTCGAGAGAAATAAATTAAAATTTGATACTGAAAATAAATATAATAATAGTAAAAATGTAAATGATTTTATTATTGGTCTATTAAACGGGTATATTAATTTTTATAAAGATATAAAAAAAAACAATAAATATATTAATGTTATAAAAATATTATTTGATAAAATTAATACACAAGAAATAGAAGATAAGAATGTTAAATTAGTTTTTAAAGAAATTTTAAAAAAAGATAGTAAATCTGATATAAATCATATAATAAATATAATAAATGTATATGCTCAAGGATTTGACTTAATTACAGATAAATCATAATATAAATTTTTATTCTATATAATTATTATTATGGATAATAATAAATATAATTTAGATGAAGATAAATTACAAAAATTTAACAATAATTTTGATAAATATAAATATATAATTAGTGAAATAAAAAAATTGGATGACAAAAATTATATACAAAAATTAAATCAAGAAGAAAAAAAAGAAAAGCCACAAATAATTGATTTAACTGTTGGAGAAATTTTAATAAATTTAAAAGATACATGGTTTGAAATATTAGATGATATATTATCAAGGAAAATGACACTATCTGTTTTTACAAAAGGCAATAGACTTTTTTATATAGGTATAACAATATTTATATTCGCAATTATATTATATTTATACAATTTATTAAGTGCAAGTGAAAATTCTGAAGGAAACAATGCAAATGGTGCAAATACAAATCTTACAAAAGTATATTATATTAATAGAAGAATAGATGTAGATAATAAATTTAGACCAATAGCACTAACTCCAAATAACTTATAATCTTTCAAAACCAGAAATTTTATTGTCTTGATTCAGTAAAGGAGAAATTGAAGAAAATATTTCATTTGGATTAGGTAATGATACAAGACTCAAATCATTTGTAGGATAAATTTTAAATTTATTTAATTTTTGATTTTTAACAAATTTTTTTATTTTTTCTGGTTCGTAATTTTTCTCTAAAATGTTAGATAATATCCCATATTCATTAATTATAATTTTTCTAACACATATTTTATTTTCATTATTTTCGAATTTACATATTTGATAAAAAGTTTTATTTTTTTTAGGAGGCTTGTATAAAATATCATTTTGTTTTTCTACAAAATTAATTTTCATAATTACTATATAATTTAATAATAAAATATTTTATTATTATTTTCAAATGGTTTTGGACCTAAATTAATTAATTGAGTTCTATTATTAATACCATTATCATATATATCTTTTCTATATAAATAATAAGTTTCATTTAGTATATCAATTAAAAATTCTTCTAAGACTCTAATACCTTTATTTAATTTTTTGCTTATATCTTTATGAGAATCAATTCTAAATATTAAAGATTCTAAATTTTTAATTATTTTATTTTTTTCATCTTCCATCAATTTAAAATTAATTCCAATATTTGTATTTTTTGACTGTATTTCATTATATAGAATTATAAATTTTTCAAGACCATCTGTAAAATCATTATAAACTTGTGGATTGGAAAAATAAAATTCTTGAATACTATATAAGAAATTTATTAATTTTTTATTTGTAAATAATTTTTTATTAGAAACAATCAATTTATTTTTTTTCTCTTCTGAAATTTTTTTTTTAGTATAATTTATTTGAGAATTATATAAAAATAAAATATATACACTAAATACCGATATTAAAAATATTACAATACTGTTAATTGTTAGATTTAATAGTTTAAAAAATATACAAATAAATATAGTAAAAATTGTATACTTAAATATCTCAGTATCAGATAAATTGTAATTAATCATATAATATATATAGAGTTAATATAGATAAATAAAGTATATATTTTTATTATATATTATATGGTAGTTAATTATAATTTGTCTGAAGTATTTAATAACATTTGTTGCAATGATATATTTTTTTTCAATACATATTCAAATAATATAAATTTAAGACATAGTAATTATTTAAAAAATAAGTATTTATTATTGGTTGATCAAACAGAAACTAACTCTACCAGAGCACAAACATCATTAAATATTTTAGAAAATGAAATAGGAAATATTTTAAATACCGTAATGAATCATATTTCAGATCCTAATAGAAGTAATACATCGAATAACAATAATGATAATAATAATGAAGAAACTAATAATGAAGAAACTAATAATGAAGATGATAATAATGATGATACTGATACAAATGAAGATATTAACGATGATATAAATAATGAACCTGAAAATAATATTGATAATCAATTCGAGGAATCAAAAAATAATGAATCTGATGAATCTACTCGTAATAGAATTAATTCCAATATTTATACATTTTCTCTTAATAGTAATTTGAATAATAACTTAACTGGAAGTAATTTAGAAAGTATATCAAATACTAATTCTGAAAATATATTTTCAAATCTAAATAGATTTGTAAGATTACCTACAAATAATATTACAAGAACTTTTACAAATAATACAAATTCCAGTGTAAATAATATGTCTCCTTTTAACATTCTTGGAGTAGTTTCAAATAATACTTCTACAGAAAGATTTGAAATACCTCGTAATATAATGATGTCAATTACATCAACATTTATGAATGAACTTGATTCTCAAATGCAAGAAAACTATCAAAGATTTATGGATGAAATTAATAATTTAGATAATGGTGAAAGTATAAACAGAAATCCACCAATATCTGAAACAGAATTCGAGAATATTAATGTGAGTAAATATGTAGATATAAAAAAAGAATTGGATGAAAATAATATAGTTACCAATGAAACTTGCTCTATATGTATGGAAAACTTTTTAGATAATGATGATATAATAAAATCAGGATGTAACGGTAATCATTTATTTCATAAAAATTGTATAAAACCTTGGTTATTAAATATGTCAAAAACATGCCCTATATGTAGGAGTAATATGGTTTAAATTTAAAAATTGATTTAAAAAAAGATTTAGGTATTATAAATATATAAATATATTAATTTATTATGTTTAACAATGATATTAGAAATGATATAGCTATGATTATTAGAGACAATAAAATTTATAGATATTTATCACAAATTCAATATGCAGAAAATACTGAACAAGAAAAAATCAAAAAAATTTTGTCAAATTTACAAAAAAACAAACCTGAAATTAACAATCCAAGAGAAGAATTAGATAATTTTATTAAAACTATTGGTGAAAATCAATATAAAAAATCATGGAATAAATTAAGAGATTTTCAAAAAAAAGATAGATTAATTAATTACATAAATTCTATAAATATAGATAATGAAAATAAAGAATTATTATTACAAATGTTAAATGATAAAAAATTAAAATCAAGTAAAGTTGTTGATTATGATGTAAATTTATCTAAAATTGTTAGTATAAAATGTTTAAAATTAAATAATAATATGTATGAGGTAGAAATTTAATATTTATCATACCTAAATAAATATGAATTTGATATATTATAAATGTTGTCAATTAATACTATAGAATCTAATATAGATACTTATATTTCAAAAATTAATAAAAATAATTATCATGAAAAATTTGTTGATTTAAAAAATAATATTAATATGAAAAATAAAATTAATGAAATATCTTTTGATTCTGATTTTAATAAGGATGATTTAAAAGAAGAATATTGTAAAAATTTATCGTATAATGATATTGAAAATGATTTATATGAATATCACATGTTACACAAAGAAATTAAAGATGAAGAAAAAATAAAAACAATTGATGAAATAAAAAATAAACTATTAAATATTGTAAATTGTTATAATTCAAAAATTAAATGTTACGGATTAGAAGATATAGAATGGAATTTACATACTAGTGATTCAAAATTATTTAAAATTGAAGATAATACTATAATTTTTTCAAATTCTCTTAAAAAAAATTTATTAAATGATACAAATACAATTTTATTTATAACCAATCTAGTTATTTGTATTAATAAATATTTAGTAAATCATAAAGCAGATTATGAATCAATTTATGATTACAAGAAAGAAATTAATTGGATTTTAATTAAAATTAAATAAATATTATTTAATATTATACTTTAATATTATACTTTAATATTAAAATATTATATAAATATAATGAAGTTTTATAATAAAATATTACCAAATGTTGAAGATGTTAATATAGTTAAAATTAATAAAATAAATAATGAATATGGAATTATAGAAGTTAATATATTAGAATATGGAATAATTGGAAATATTTTTATGAATAATTTAGCTAAAAAACAAAAAAATATTAATAAATTTCTTAAAAAATATAAAAATTATGAATTT